CACTGATTCTGCAACGTTTTTTGGTAATTGGTTAAGCCAAACAGAGAAGGTTATTAAGGAATTTACCAAGACAACCTTTTATAGAATCATTGAAGATGGCGCATTTATACCAGATAAACTAGGTCCGCAGCACACTAACTTGAAGCATGTTAGTTTGCGTGATTTTGACAATACCTTTGAAGGAACTATATATCAACACAAAATGAGTCAAAATACTACCATTTAACCCTATTTTTATAACAATTATGTAAATATATAACAAACAGCCTTACCGATAATTTCAAGGAGAACAAAAATGGCAGATAAATCTACATTAGAACAAATGCTTGAAAACTTGGTTAACGATAACCAAGAGAAAGCAGAAGAATTATTTCACGAGTACGTGGTTTCTAAATCACGTGAAATCTACGAAAACCTTATTGAAGAAGAAATGAAAGATGAGGAAGTAGACGAAACTTCAGATAACGAAGACGAAGCAGTTGACGAAGCATCAAAAGATGATGATGCAGCAGAAGACAAAGTTGATGAAGCATCAGATGATGACGCAGAAGACAAAGTTGATGAAGCTACTGACGAAGACGAAGTTAAAGAAGACTCAAAAGACGAAGAAGTCGACGAAGAGTTTGAAGACGTTGCAATTGAAGGCGAAGACGATATGCCTGATATGGGTGGCGATCCTACAGACGATTTAGAATCAGAAGTTGATGCAGACTCAGAAGAAGAAGGCGAAAAAGAGCCAGCTGAGTTATTCCAAGATCTAGATTCAATTGTTGATGAGTTACAAGCAAAATTTGACGAAATCAAAGGTGATGAAGGAGAAGGCGACATGGATTCAGATATGGATTCAGAAGAAGCTTTTGCTCCAGAAACATCTGAAACCCCAGAAGTTGACGAACTAGATACTTTTAGAGAGTATGTAGAAAAAGTTGCTGGCGGACACGGTGCTGAGAAAAAAGGTGCACCTGAAGGCGCAGAAAGCAAAAAGTCAGTTGTCGACAATATGAAAAACGACATGGGCGGAACTACAGCTAATATTGCTAAAGGCGGCGAAGATTCAGGTAAGAATGATGGCGGACTAGCAGACATTACACCGAAAGACATTGGTGTAAATGATCCTAAAGCAGCAGCCAAAGGCGCTTTTAAAGAAAAAACAGCAGGACATGGCGCAGAAAAGAAAGGCGCAGGTGAATCAGCTGATAATAAGCAGTCAATTTTCCGTAGCAAACGATAGTAAAAAGGAAGACTATAAGTGAAAACTACACTAGCAGAACATCTGAGCTTCGATCAGGCTAAAATCGTAATTGAGCGTGATGAGCAGGCGGATGGTAAGTCGTTACATTTGAGTGGCATCTGTATTCAGGGTGACATTCGTAACGCTAATCAGCGTGTTTATTCTTCTAAAGAAATTGATAGGGCTGTCAAGACGCTCAACGAACAGATTTCTGGGGGGTATTCAGTGCTAGGTGAAGTTGATCACCCACAAGATTTACGCATCAATTTGGACAGGGTCAGTCACATGATTACAAAAATGTGGATGGATGGTCCAAATGGCTACGGAAAACTTAAAATGTTACCAACGCCGATGGGACAAATTGTTTCATCGATGTTGGAATCAGGAGTCAAGTTGGGAGTCTCAAGTAGAGGTTCGGGAGAAGTTGACGGAGATGGTAATGTTCAAGGATTTGAAATTATTACTGTTGATGTCGTAGCTCAACCATCTGCCCCGGGAGCATATCCAACACCAGTTTACGAACACCTTATGAATGCACAAGGTGGCTACAAGGCATTTCAAGTGGCACAAGAAGTACAAGGCGATACACAGGCACAAAGATATATAGCAGAGAGCTTGAAAAATTTTATTTCAAGTCTAAATAAAGCGTAGGAGAATCACAATGCTAGAGTTTGTAAAACAACTATTTGAAAACAATGTGATTTCCGAAGAAGTCAAGTCGGAAATTGAGACCGCTTGGGAAAAAACCGTTCAAGATAACCGTGATAATGTTACTACACAATTGCGTGAAGAATATGCACAGAAGTACGAACACGATAAGACCGCGATGGTTGAAGCAGTTGAGAAAATGCTGGCTGACAGAATTACAGCAGAGCTTTCTGAGTTTGCTGAAGACCGCCAAGGACTTATTGAAGCTAAAGCAAAATATGCTAATAAAATCGTAAAAGATTCAAAAGCTATGGAAGCATTTGTTCTTAAAAATCTTAAGAATGAATTAGCAGAACTTCGTGAAGATCGTAAAGCAGTTGCAGGTAACGTAGCCAAACTTGAATCTTTTATTGTTGATGCACTTTCGAAAGAAATTGCTGAATTCCATGCTGATAAGAAAGACTTAGCAGAAACCAAAGTTAAACTTGTTAGAGATAGCAAGGCTAAATTTGAAGAAGTTAAGAAAGACTTTATCAATAAAGCATCGAAAATCGTTGAAGGTACAGTATCGAAAGGTATTAAATCTGAAATGGTACAATTGAAAGAAGATATTCAGGCAGCGAGAGAAAACGACTTTGGTCGTAGACTTTTTGAATCGTTCGCAAGTGAATACGCTACTAGCCATTTAAATGAAAAATCTGAAACTTCTAAACTTCTTAAAGTTGTAAAACAGAAAGAAACTGAAGTAGAAGAGGCAGCAAAGATTGTTGCAGAATCTAAAGAGTTAGTGGAAAGTCGAGATGCAGAGATTGCTCGTATCAAAGATAGCGCAGCTAGACAAGATGTAATGGCAGAATTGCTAGGACCTCTTGCAGCAGAGAAGCGTGAGGTAATGGGTGAGTTACTAGAATCTGTACAGACTAATAAATTACACGCAGCTTATGACAAGTATATTTCTTCTGTAATGGAAGGAAGTGCTCCATCTAAAGTGGCGTTGACAGAGGCAAAAGAAATAACAGGCGATAAAGCACAAGGCAATCAAATTAGCAGTAGAGAAAAAACTGCTGAGATATTTGACATCCGCAGGCTTGCGGGCTTAAAAGTTTAAGGAGAAAAACAATGTCACAACTACTAGAAAGTCGCTGGTCAGAAACCAAAGATGCCCTTTTAGAAGGACTTCAAGGTAACAAGCGTACTGTTATGGCAACAACTCTAGAGAATACCCGCACGTATTTGAACGAGTCTGCCACTGCAGGTGCTACTTCTGCCGGTAACGTTGCAACACTAAACCGTGTGATCCTTCCAGTGATCAGACGTGTGATGCCTACGGTCATCGCTAATGAACTAGTTGGCGTTCAGCCAATGACTGGACCTGTTGGTCAAATCCACACACTAAGAGTACGTTATGCTGATGCATTCAACTCTGGAAGTGGAACTGACACTACAGCAGGCGACGAAGCACTATCACCTTTCAAGATTGCAGAAGGTTATTCTGGTGCTACTAATGATAAAGCAGCTTCTACAGCAGCTTTAGAAGGTGTAGCTGGAAACAGATTAAGCATTCAAATCTTGAAACAAACTGTTGAAGCGAAAACTCGTAAGTTGAGTGCTCGTTGGACGTTTGAAGCTGCTCAAGATGCACAAGCTCAACAAGGCATTGACATCGAAGCAGAAGTAATGGCTGCTTTAGCACAAGAAATAACAGCTGAAATTGACCAAGAAGTTATTCAATCATTGAAAACACTTGCTGGTACGGCTGCTTTAACTTATGACCAAGGTGCAGTATCAGGTACTGCTACTTTCGTTGGTGACGAACATGCTGCTTTAGCTGTTCAAATCAACAGAGTTGCAAACTTAATTGCACAGCGTACAAGACGTGGCGCAGGTAACTACGCTGTTGTTTCACCAACAGTATTAACGTTGTTACAATCTGCTACAACTTCAGCGTTCGCAAGAACAACTGAAGGTACTTTTGAAGCACCAACAAACACTAAGTTTGTAGGAACTTTAAACAGTGCAATGCGTGTGTACGTAAACGGTTATGCAACTGACGACGATGTGTTGATCGGTTACAAAGGTTCTTCGGAATCAGACGCACCTGCGTTCTACTGCCCATACATTCCTTTGATGTCAAGCGGTGTTGTACTTGATCCAGGTACATTTGAGCCAGTTGTAAGTTTCATGACAAGATATGGTTATGTAGAGTTAACAAACACTGCATCATCTCTTGGTAATGCGGCTGACTACTTAGGCAAAGTTGCAGTAACATCTGCAAACCTAAGATTTGCGTAAGCAAGTTTAGATTTTTTAAATCTACTAAAGGGCGGTATTTTTATATCGCCCTTTTTTTATGACTAAATAATAGTATCGTTCATCCCAATCGGGACGGAAGTAGCATTATGCGAAGGAACGCACCTAACTTTAAAAAGGAGGGTGTTATGAACAGATTCGATCATTTACACAAAACATACCGCGAGGCAAAAATGAGAGCTCGTAAGGAACGCATCTTAATGATGTCACGTTCTGAGCCAAACATTAATGGTAGTGGTACTAGTGGTTATACTGTAAAAAGTGGCGAGAATACTGGCAAAGTACTAAAACATATTTCTGTTACTTCAAGTAATAATATATAGTTTTATCCAAAATAAAAGAGGTTGACAAATACTTATTTTGTGTTATATTAATAATATAGCAACAAAAGAGTAATTAACTTTTGTTTATAGTGCAAGGAAGAGGCCTTTACCAGAAGGGTCGAACTTGACTAGTTAGGGGTGGTACCCAGGTTCAAGGTTGAGAGACTGAGGATCACATTGCTCTACCGAGCGGAACTAGGTTGTGCGTGATAGAATGGTATTCTGTGTACGTGCTTGTAGGTGTAACCAAGTCCTACCTATTTTGCTTATATTTTAAAAAGGCGCTACGGCGTCTTTTTTCTTGACTAACTGTCCAAAATACTATATAATACTAGCATGGAGATAAAAGACGACAAAGACTTCTCTTTATTAAGAGAACAAGTGAAAAAATGGAATAAGAACCATTCTATGTTCAAACACGATGTTCGTCAGTTATCTAAAGCACTAGAAAAGCTCATTGATAATCATAGTCAGCACATGATTATGCACAGGCAGACAAAACGTACTATACATTTAGAACGTGCCCAAGCAGAAATAGACAATATCAACATTCTCCTTAAAACTGTTGGACAGCAAGAACTCTTATCTATTCTTAGCAGAAGATAAATACTTGTGTCTAAAGTGTGCCGCATAGTGTGGCGGACTTATGCTGTTTAACCCACAGCGTAGCGACTAGAACTCGCATAGGACTACTTAATAGGAGAAAAAAAATGGGAAGACCACTTAATAAAAGATTGTTTGGTGAGCCAACAGCGGCTGGATCAGAAATCAAAGTCAACTTTCATAACGGCTCAGCAGTTAAAGAAGGTTATATCGTAAAGCAAAAAGGTTCAAAGAAATTTGTCTGTGAAGAAATTGAAACAGCAGGTGAATTTACTTGTGTACTAACAACTGGTAAATTACCAGCAGCATTAACAGCAGGCGAAATGTCAATTTCATTTAATATGGACGACAGTGAAACTTATCTAGTAAGTAAAATTGCTGGAAAGAAAGCAACACTATCAGCACCATCTGCAACAGGTTCAAACGCATATGACGGTTTGACTGTTCCTTGGAACTTTGCAACTAGTACTTCAGATGGCGCAGCACAAGTTGAAGAAGCTGGTGATGACAACACATTATCTGGTACAGATGATGATGACTTCACTGAAGACGCTTAATAATTAAAGGTAACGGATAATGGCACAGTTAGTACAAACCAATGGTGATTATACAATCAAAACAGGCGAAGGGTCGAATGTAAAATTTGATACCGGAGCAGGTATTGGTGAGGTTCGTATTACTGGAAACTTAATTGTTGAAGGTGATACATTAACTGTTCAAGCTGAAAACTTAAACGTTAACGATAACATTATTGAATTAAATTATGGTGAAACAGGCGCAGGTGTTTCTCTAAGATATGCTGGTATACAGATTGACAGAGGAACCGAAACGCCTGCTTCATTCTTTTATGATGAAAATGATGATACGTTTAACATTGCAAAAGGTAACAGCGGAAGTTACAATTTTAATGATAGTAGTCTAAGATTAAAAACTATTACAACTAGCGATACTACAGATGGGGGAGATTTAACTCTTATCGGTTCAGGACTAGGCGTTGTAAAAGTTATTGGTACTACAAATTATAAAGATCAAGTAACAGACGACGATGACATTCCTAACAAAAAATATGTTGACGATGCTATTAGAGATAATCCAACATTCCAAATTATTGATAATGACACAAGGGTCATTGTTACTGATAAAGATGTTAGTGGTGCATTAACTTACTTGATTGACAATACTGGATATAGTTCCTTTGGAGAAAGTGCTATTTCAGTAATTGTTGATGGTTCATTAGGTGCTCAATTTTATTCTAATAGAGCAGTAATTCAAAACCTTGAATTTATTAACAACGAAATAACAAACAACGATACTAACGGTAATATCTTTTTAAGAACACAAGGTACAGGTAAAGTTAAACTTAACTACGGACTTGAACTTGAAAAAATTGCAGTTACTCCAGCATATGTAAACGAATCAACTATTCTTTATCACAATGAAGAACAGTTAGGTCAAACAGGTGTGTTCTTTACCAATGGTACTAGAACTGGAGAACTAGTAAATAGAAACAGAGCATTACTTTACAGTATGATATTTTAAAGGAAAAACAAATGATTAAAAGTACAAAAGTATCTGCAACAAGTGTTAGTGTTCCGGAAAAAGTCTATACTAGTACAACTACAGGTGCTCCTATTGGAGGCAGTGTTACAGGACAGGTAAACGCAATTACTACAATGATCCTTTGTAACCTTGGTACTCCAACTATTACGGATGAGTCTGTTAATACATGTAATGTAAGTGTGTACTTAGTAAAAGCTGGTGATACACCGGATACAGATAACATTATTGTTAACACATTAATTGTGCCTGCAGGCGAAACAGTATTTTTCAGTGATGAAAAAATTATCTTAGATTCAGGCGATGAAATTTGGGTTGGTACATCTGTAGCAGATTTAATTACTGTTACAGTAAGTTCAATGCAAGTGTAGAGGAAAACTTATGAAGTTTTTAAAATACCAAAATACATCTAGATATAGTCCAAGCGATAATTCTATCTCAATTAATCCTTATGGAAGAGTTGTAATGGGTACAAGTGCTGGATTAATGTTACCTAAAGGAACGTCAGCACAAAGACCAGATTTAGTAGGTGTAAGACAACCAGGCACAGCAGACGGAACTATTAGATACAATACTGACATTACTGCTATTGAAGCATATGTTGGCGGCAACTGGGAATTAGTTGTGCAGCCTGCGGCTTCTGCTATTACAGTACAAACACTAGGACCAGGAGATGGGGTTGAAACTGTGTTTGGACCAGTATTTGAATCAACAAGTGCAAACAACGTTTTATGTTTAATTGAAAACGTATTACAAATTCCTACAACTAACTTTACACTTGAACAAAGTACTGCTGGAAATTTAACAGGGCCTAATCAACCATACGCAGACGGATATTATTTTAAATTTAATTCTCCAGTGCCAGCTACCAAGTATCTAACAACCTTCTACGGATTCTCGAACTAATGTCACAAGTAGGGCGAATAGGTGGACATTTATTAGATCCAAATCTTGAAAGACAAGGAATTGATCTTGCCTTTAAGAATACCAATTTTGATGCAACTCCGATATTATACTTAGATGTTACTAATAATAGAATTGGTGTTAAAACAGATTCCCCTCAATACGACCTAGACATTCAAACAGATGTTTCAACAACCAATGCTGACGCAACAGCACAAGCAAGAATAGATAACGTTCTTATAAATGCACCTGCAACATTTTCAACTGTAGTAGGTCCTTTAAATATTGTTCCTGCAACAGACCAAGATTCAATTGTCTGGGAAAGATTACAAACAGACAATTTAGATATTAGCGATAATTTTATACAAGGTAAAAGCACAGACGATAGTATTACTTTAGATACAAGTGGTACAGGTACTATTAATGTTCATGCAAACACAAACATGACAGGTAACCTAGCTGCAACAGGAGACATTAACCTAGATGGTAATGTAACACTAGCAGGTAATATTATAGTAGGTGATAGTTCTTTTGCTACTGCTGAAATTAATCCTGACTTAACACAAGACATTTTACCACAAACTGATAACACATTAAGTTTTGGTCAAGATGAGCGCGACTCTTCACCAAGAAGATGGAAAGAATTACATACACCCGATAACTTATTAAACACAAACAATGTTCGTCCTATGGGAGCGTTGATTAGTAATCAACTTAGTTTCAGAGGAGAAACTGGAGATCAAGTTTTAGAAACACCAACAATTACAAGTACGCAATCAAATGAAGATACAATGTTAGTTTCTGGTACAGGCGATTACTTTATTAATGGAACCAAGATAGAAACTAATAATATTCATAATACTGGTAACGATGCTTTTAGTTTTGGAAATACTGGCATTGGTTATTTAAGATTTATGGGCGACAGTGCATTTAAAATGCCAGCAGGTACAAATGCTGAACGTCCGGGATTACCAGAAGTTGGTGATACTAGATGGAACACAGATGAACAAATTATGGAATGTTTTGCTGGTATTGTTGAAGCAGTAACAGTAACAGGAACATTTACAGGATTAGCAGATGCGGCTAATATTGTTTCAGGAACTACTACTACAAACTCCGTATACGGAACTGATTTTAGTTGTAGAATGAACTTATTAGCAGAAACGGTAACAGTAGTTCAATTCTTATCGCAAGGAATTGGATATCAACAAGGCGACCAGATCGTAATTCCAGGAACTAGACTTCCGGGTGGTTCTAGTCCAGCTAACGATATCACTTTAACAGTAGGCGCACAGGCCAATGATGGCTACGCAGTAGCAACTGGTGGCGGTGCTGAAATTAGTGAATCACTAATGGAAGATTTAGGCGACGTATATAGCCTTATCCTCGGTTAATTAAGACAATTTGCTAAATACTACTGTTGATGCCGACCAAGCATCGATCTTTTACTGTGGTTAGCCCGCAATGTAAGGTGGCTAGAGGGACAGGATCCCCGTGAAAAGGAGAGCGTAATGGCAATTGGTCGTATTTCGGGTCCGCTCTTAAAGGCGAATCTCGTTAGAAACGGGGTTGATTTAGCTTTTGAGAACGACTTACTTTACATAGACGTAAACAATGCTCGTTTAGGAGTAAACAACTCTTCTCCCACCACGGATATCGATGTTGTAGGTACAACAAGATCAACAACACTCACAGTAGACAATCAACTAGATGTAGGAAATTTAAGCATTACTGGTAACACTATTTCCAGTTCGCTTGATACCATTTCATTTGCACCTTCAGGTTCAGATCCAGTAATTTATAATTCTAAGTTACAAGTAGATGATTTGCAACTTACAGGTAACACAATTTCAACAACAGTTTCTAACACTAATTTAGAACTCCGTCCTAATGGCGCAGGCACATTAGAAGTTGTAGGTAATACAAATATTACTGGCGACTTGTATGTTTCTGGTAACATTAACACAGGTGGTGATATTACCATTGGTGGTAACATTATTATTGGTGACGCAGATACAGACACTATTGAGTTCAATGCTTCGATTGCAAGTGATCTTATTCCAGAGACTGACAACACATATACGTTAGGTAACGCCACAACAAGATGGAAAGAAATCCATGTTGCTGATTTATATACAACAACATTAAATCTTCCAACACTTGACATTGGTGACTTAACATTTAGAGATAGCACAATTACAGCAGCAACTGGTACTGACTTTACTATTGAAGGTAATGGAACTGGTGGCGCTAGATTAGGTAACTTTAGATTTTCAGGAAACACAATTACTAACGTACAACCAGGTGGTATTACACAGATTGTACAGAGCGGAACAGGTTATTTTAAAATTGATACCAACAACGGTTTTGTTCCACCAAGAGGTAATGACGCACAACGTCCAACTTCATATGCAGTTGCAGGTATGACAAGATACAATACAGATGCAAAAGCAATTGAAATATGGACAGGTACTGCATGGGCAAGTCCAGCAGGTGCATCAGGTGCGGTATCAGAAATTCAAGCAAACACAATTGCATCATCATATGCATTGATGTTAGGATAAAGGAAATAGTATGCCAACAGTATTTAAACAGAGCGTAGTAACAGATATTGGAACAACACCTACTGATGTATTACAAATTCAAGAAGGTGTTAAAGCAACTGTAGTAGGTTGTAACCTTGCAAACAATTCAGATTACGATACAGTTGTAGTTGATGTACAAGTTGTTGACGAAAATTCAACAGTTGGTAACTATGCAAGATCAGTACCGATACCACCGGGTTCGAGTGCTAAAGTAATTACGCAAGGCGAAAGATTAATATTGCCAGCAACGGCTGGTTTAAGAATAACAAGTGATACGGAATCAAGTGTTGATGCAACAGTTAGTTTCGTAGAGATATCATAGGGAGGTATAGAAAATGGCAAATCCATATTATTTCGGACAAAGCCCAGATGAATCACTAGGTGATAGCCCTAGATATTTTTATGCACTAAGAAGAAACGAAGATGGTGAATTATATCTTCTAAGAAGTGATCAGTTGAAAGACAAAGACTCAATTGATATTAACTTGCCAGGTCCGCCAGAAGAAACTTTTGAGGACTTAGAACCAGGTGTTGACTTCTTTGATGGTATTAATGTTAACCATATTAAAGATAAACAGAATATGTATTGGACTCAATATAAGTGGGACCAAAGAAGCATATTGTATTATGTAGACGGAGAAGGTATGTTAGTTCAACGAATTAATCAGAACTATGCTTATCCAAACGGAACATCAAGTTAGGAGTAACTAAATGGCAGAGTTTAAGATAAGTCGAATTAGATATACATGGAAAGGCCCATGGACAACTTCTACTGCATACATCATTGATGATGTTGTACAGTACGGAGGCAGTGTATATATTGCGCTTAGAGGACACACATCAGCAACATTTAAAGATGATGTAGATTATACACCACCTGGTGATACTATTGCACAACCAGCATGGAAGAAAATGTCCGATGGTAGAGCATTTAGAGGTGCTTGGGCTGCCGCAACGACTTACTATAACGGAGACATTGTAGATGACGGTGGTACACTTTGGATAGTTGCAACAGGACACACGTCAACAGCAGATTTTAACGCAGATATTGCTAATTGGGCAGTGTATGTTCCAGGAGCAGACTGGGGCAGCGATTGGGCAGTTGCAACTAGATATGGTGTAGGTGATGTTGTTAACTACGGTGGTATTGTTTACAAATGTTCTACTGCACACACTTCAGCAGCAACAACAGCATTAGGTTTAGAAGACGATCAATTTAAATGGACAACTTATTACTATGGTAAAACTTACAAAGGTGAATTTGCTAATGCTACTAGATACAGAGCGCAGGACCTTGTTAAGTATGGTGGATCACTTTTAAGAGTTTTAACAGGACACACATCAACAACTAATATTACTGCTTCAAACTTTGTTCTAGAAGTACCAGGACGTAAAATTCAAGGTCAGTGGACAGGATCAACATATTATGCAATTGGTGATGTTGTACAACACGGCGGATATGTTTACCAATCACAAACAAACAATTATGCACGTAACCCAGGTGATTCAATTTATCAACCGACAGAGGTTGATTGGGCAGTTATTTCAAAAGGTATTAATCTTGCAGGTGCATGGGCAACGGGAACACAATATAAAACAGGTGATGTAGTTGAAAGAGGCGGATCGATTTATGTTGCAACATTAAACAGTACCGATGATGGAAGTTCATTAGACTATCTTGATGCAGGTAACTGGGAGTTAATTGTTCAAGGTCAATCATGGAAAAATTCTTGGACTATTACAACAGTATATGCAGTAGGTGATGTAATCACTTACAGAGGTAGTGTATACAAAGCGAATGTAGAACACACAGCAAGTGCTGAAAACTTTCCAGGAGATAACGGTAGTGGATTTACATACTGGGATCTTTTAATGGCAGGTGCAGAAAATGTTGGACTTGTTAACCCAGGAGATTTATTAACATTTGGTTTAAGCAGAACTATTGCTGGAGACGGATCTACACTAGGTGCTACTAATGTTCCGATCGATACAGCAGAAAAACTTTTACAGGTCGGACCAAACGACACTATTGAATATGATAATTGGGGTAAAAGTGCAAGGTTCATTTATGTTGATCCAATTATTGGTGTAGACGATAGATCAAATGCTAACGCAGGTATTGATCCTTTCAAACCAGTTAAGACAATCAGATACGCAGCAGAAATAGCTGACGACGGTGTAGATGCACATAACACAATACAATTAACAACAGGCTTGTTTGAAGAAATACTTCCAATCAGTTTGCCTGCTAAAACAGTTGTGCTTGGCGATGAAATTAGATCATCTAAAATTAAACCAAAATTAGCAATTGCTGCTATGGCAGGTGATGCTGTATACAGAATTGCTGTATCAACACACTTACAAGGTGTTATTAGACACATTTTAGAAGGAACATCGTTTACAAAACAATCAGGAAATACTGCTGATGTTACAGTAATTACAGATGCTATTCCAACAGGAACATTTAATCCAGGACCTCCAACAGGCGACGGACTAGAAATTATTAACTATGTTCAAGTTACTTCAGATTCAGTTGCAGCAAACTTAGTTGACAACGGATTATCAGATTATAATCAGTATATTAACTTCCATGTACAAAGTACAGGAACTGATCCTGTTGTTAGTGGTACAAATGCTATTACAGATCAAACAAATAGATTAAATGCTGCAAGAATGATTCTTGCAAACAAAGACTTCTTAATGAAAGAAGCAACAGCATATCTTGATAATACGTTTAGTGATTATGCATACGATAGTGCAATTTATAACGACGATATGCACAGAATTTGTAATGCACTTGCATACGATTTACAGTATGAAGGAAACTATAGAATTTTAAGAGAAGGTAAGTTCTACAACAGCATGGTAATTGGTAGCCAGACAACAGATATGTTTTATGTTAGAGATGCATGTGGAGTTAGACAGTGTACGCTTGACGGTTTAACAGGTACACTTAATCCACCAAACGTTTTTGAACAATATCAAAGACCAACTGGTCCTAATTATGTTTCACTTGATCCAGGTTGGGGTACAGCAGATACTAAAGTTTGGATTACAACACGTTCTCCATATATACAAGGTGTATCTACATTTGGTAACAATTGTACAGGACAAAAAATTGATGGCTCACTACACGCAGGTGGTAACAAATCAATTGTGTCCAACGACTTCACGCAGGTAATTAGTGATGGTATTGGTGCTCACGTTCTTAACAATGGTAGAGCAGAACTTGTATCAGTGTTTACATATTATGCACAGGTAGGATACCTAGCAGAAAATGGTGGAATTATACGTGCTACTAATGGTAACTGTTCATATGGTTACATTGGTGCGTTAGCAGACGGTACAGACCCAACTGAAACACCAATTACTGCTACAATTAATAACAGACAAGAAGAAGCACAGGTTGTGTCAGCATTTGCTGGAGAAGTAAATGATGAGATTCTTGCATTAGAATTTAAAAACTGTGGACAAAATTATACATCAGCAAACTATACATTTGTTGGTTCAGGTGCAAACGCAGCAGTACTTCAAGAAGAAACTAGAGATGATGCTATGTTTGAAGCAAGGATTGTTACAGGTGAATCATCAGCAGCAGCAGGCGGCGGCGGATTTACACTTATTGGTAACAATGCTCAAACTGGTGATACAACAACTGTTACTATTGCTACTAACGATGAAAATGAAGAAGCAAACTTATTAGGTTTAAGAATTATTTTAACATCAGGACCTGGTACAGGACAGTATGGTTATGTACATGCTTATAACAGTACTTCAAAAGTTGTAACAGTTTACAAGGAGTCTAGTGGTACACCAGGTTGGGATCATGTAGTTCCAGGTAAACCAATTCTAGAGCAATTGTTAACAGGAACAACTTATAGATTTGAACCAAGGGTTGTATTTGATGCACCTCCGTTTTCACATGCAGTGTCTACACTTGATGCTGGTACAACATGGGGTGATGTAGTTTATGGTGAAACATCAGGTGTGTTTACATCTATTAGTGCAACAGGAACAGGAACAGGTACAACAGTAGGAGTACCAGCTGCTAACCCAACATTTGATATTGTAAAACTTGGCAAAGACTACACAGTTACATTAAGACAAGGTGGTGCTGGATATGCAGTAGGCGATACCCTTACAATTTTAGGTAGTAGCTTGGGTGCAGGCACTGATAATAATATTACAATTACAGTACATAGTGTAACTGACGATAGTACAAATAGTATTGTTACATTTGAACACTCAGGTTTTGCACAAAGTGGTAGATTTGTAGCAGTTGCAAACACAGGTACAACTGTTAACTACTCTCTTAACGGAACAACATGGGCAACTTCAAACTTACCATCCTCAGGCGTGTGGAAATCAGCAGCAGCAGGTAACGGAAAGTTTGTTGCAATTAAAGATTCAGCAGCAGTAGGTGCATATAGTTCAAATGGTAATCAATGGACAGCATTCAGTTTACCAGCAAATACTAATTGGACAGATGTTGCATACGGTAATCCAATATATGATGAAGTAGAATCAAACGTATTTGTTGCAGTTGCAAGTGCAGGAAACAATGCAGCGATATCAACTAACGGCGGCGCAACTTGGTCAGCAGCTAACTTTCCAGCAGCAGGCGACTCAACTATTAACGAATGGGTGAGTGTAACTTATGGTTCAGGAAAATTTGTTGCAATTGCAAATAGTAATAACTTAGCAGCAATAGGAACATGGAACGGTACAACTATTACTTGGGCAACTTATATCATGGACGTTGTTGCAGACAGTACGCAAAAAGATTGGAACCGTGTTGCATTTGGTAATAATAGATTTGTTGCTATGTCAGACACTGGCGATATTGGTTATTCATTCGATGGAGAAACTTGGTATCCAGCAACTATGCCATTAATAGATGGTTCAACAATATTACAATGGAACGATCTAAAATATGGTCAAGGTGTGTTTATGGCACTTTACGATACAGCAGGTAGAACTATTTCAGGAGATGTAACATCAGGACCGGTACAATACATTTACACATCACCAGACGGAATACATTGGACCGAGAGAGACATTGGACAAATTGGAAACTGGAACAGATGTGCATTTGGTAATCCAGACGCAGATGCTACAGATGGTTTAGATAATAGAAAAGGTAGATGGGTAGTATTAGACCGTGATGTTAAATTTACTCACAAAGTTGTTTACACAGGTGCTACAATTAAAGGTAGAGCAGATGTAACTGCTGGTTCAATTGGAGTTGTAAAACTTTGGGATCCAGGTTCAGGTTATGATCCTGTTAATACTCCAGTTGGGTTTACAGTTATTGATCCTAACAATACTGGTGAACTTGAAATGGATATGACAAGATTTGCAGACGGTGTGTTAGCACAGCCAAGTTGGACTAACAGAGGTACTGCATACAAAACAAGTACAACTACTGTTACTGTAACAGGTGATGGTTTTGCAGATATTATTCCTGTAGGTAAGTTTATAACAGTTTCTGGAATGCCAGTTGTTATTGGTCCAGGTGCGCAGTTAAGACTTAACGGAAATCCAGAACTTTATACAGTTGTTGTTATTGAACAAGAAAGTGTTGATACTGGCGGAACCTTTACTCTAAGATTTAGAGTAAGTCCTGAACTTAAAATTGAGGACGATCCAACAACAGATCATGGTAATGGCGTAACAATTAACACTAGATATTCACAATGTAGAATTTCAAACCACGACTTCCTAGATATTGGTACAGGTAACTTTACACAAACTAACTATCCGGGATTATATACACAAAATTATATTTCTTATCCAGAGAATGAGGTACAAGAATTAAATGGTGGTAGAGTGTTCTACTCAAGTACAGACCAATCAGGTAACTTTAGGGTTGGTGAATTGTTTGCTGTTGAACAGTCTACAGGTATTGTTACTATTAGTGCTGACTTCTTTGACTTAGCAGGTCTTACAGAACTTGCACTAGGTGGAATTAGAGTTGGTGGTACTGGTACAGTTATTAGAGAGTTCTCAACAGATCCGTTGTTTATTGCAGATTCAAACAACATTATTCCTACACAGAGAGCAATTAAAGCGTACTTAACAAATAGACTTAACGTTGGTGGAGCAGACTTGTTAACAGCGAGCTTTATCGCAGGTACAGTTAAGATAGGTCCTGATGAGATTGGTAATACAGCAGGACAAGCAGTTAACATCCCAGTGATGTTTGAATTACAAGGTCCGAAAGCGGGCATTGGTGGAAGTTATCTAGCTCAAGCTATGTTTTATCGAAGCTTTGAGCATAAGGGTATTAGGACTGATTAATATGAGACTAATATTAGAAGATAACAAATTAATGGTAAATACAATGGAACACTATGGAGTAGATAAACATGGCAGAGTTTAAATTAGGTAGAATTAGATTTGTATGGAAAGGCGATTGGGCCGCTCCTACAGTCTACTACAAAGACGATGTAGTAAGATATGGCGGTAAAACGTTTATCTGTACTACAGGACATACAAGTGACGCAGATTTTTATGTAGACTTGAACGTAAGTCCTTCAAGATGGAACCAGATGACAGACGGTCAGGACTGGAAGGGCGATTGGGCTACATCAACTTATTACAAAACAAATGACTTAGTTAAGTACGGTGGACAGATTTATATTTGTTCTACTCCGCATACATCTGCCGCTACTGCTTCATTAGGTCTTGAGAATGATATTGCTAAATGGACTGCTTACGCTGAAGGTTTTGACTGGAAGAGTGATTGGGCAGTTGCAACTAGATACAAAATTAACGATTTAGTTAGATATGGTGCAACAACTTATGTTGCAAACGAAGGTCATACATCTGCTGCTACTGCCAGCGACGGATTAGAAAATGATCAATCTAAATGGGATATATTTAACCAAGGAATAGAATATAAAGCTGCTTGGACAGGAAATACAAGATACAAATATAATGATGTTGTTAAGCAAGGTGCTGGTACATATATTTGTACTACACAGCATACTTCAAATGCAACAACTTTTGCAACTGACGCAGCAAACTGGACACAGTTTATTGAAGGCTTTGAATATGAAAATGCTTGGAGCGGCTCGACAGTATACCAACCAGGTGATGTTGTATCATACGGTGGTAACCAATACGTAGCAAAAGTATATCATTCAGGTTCAACTAATCCTTCAACTGATACTACAAACTTTGCATTATTTGGTAAAGGTTTTGACTTCCAGAATAACTGGAGCAACGCAACAGATTATAAAGTTGGTCAAGTTGTAGCAGTTAAAGGACAATCATATGTTGCTACAGTTGATTCACCAAGTAACGACTTTACAATAACAGCATCAAGTAACTCAACAAACAAATTTACAACAGCATCCACAACAGGAATGGCTGTTGGTATGTCAATATACTTTAGCGGTGCTGTTTATGGTAACGTTAACGAAGGTGCAACATACTACATTAAGACAGTTGATGATGCAACAACATTTACAATTTCAATCGCACATGGCGGAACAGTATTTACACCAACTCTAGGTACAGGGTCAATGACTGCAAGAGTTGCAGCTCATCCAATTGAACCTAATTACTGGAGCAAACTATCAAGTGGTTTTTACTGGGCAGGCACATGGGCTGACGACTATGAATATGATGTAGGCGATTGTGTTAAGTTCGGCGACAACTCATATGTGTGTATTAACAAACACAGATCAGAAGGCGATGACGGATCAACAATTGGTGCAGCGGGTGGTGGTGCAGACAACAGTCGTCCAGACCAAGACACAACAGGTACTTACTGGAACCAAATGATTACAGGTAGTGAAACTTCACTACTAACAACAAAAGGTGATTTGGTTTACTACGGTGGTGCTG